ATCAACACCAGCAGTTCTACCCATTGCTCCTATATTTTGTAAGGAACCATCAGCAACTTCTACTGCTCCAGTCGTACCGTTAGACCTCATAATACCCAGCCCAACACCTACGCCTCCCTGTATTAGACACAATGCTATACCATTAGTCTGTACCCAGCCGTAACTTCCGCTGGCAATATCACTTACTGTGACACCAACAGCGGGTCCAAGAGCAGTTGTATTAGATATCAAGCAAGAAGAGTAGTGGCTTTTATAAGCACCAGCTTTTGCTGTACCAGCTAACCATTCAGTAACAAAGCCATCTTCATGGTCTATTGTTACTTCTACATCAGAAGTACCAGCAGCATTTCCTTTAATTCTGTATCGCCATCCAAGTGCAGTACTTGCATCTACGTTGCTCATAAGAAACCCATCAGCATATTCGTTAAGAGTGACAGCACCATCAAAGGTAATACCTACTGTTGTACCACCGACAGAGCCTGTAGTGGCAACTACAAGGTCATCATTTTCATTACCTTCAACAACAGATGCTTCTACTAATGTTCCTGCTACTATAGCTTCACCTACACTAGCATATCTATAAGTAGTGTCAGCAATCTGCATTATAGTTCCCAGCTTATGCTTTTTTGCAGTAGTGGTAACTTGCTCCCATCCCCATTTTCCCATTATTGATTGTGGAAACGACATATTGAACCTCCTTAAAGGTTACTTATTTACAGGGATTACCCCTGCGACCAACCGTTATTTATGTAGGTGTGCACCTACCACTGCTCAACCACGGTCAATCGTTACAACTCTCAGAATTCTATTATACATCTGGGTGAGATTTCCGTTTATGGAACGTCAACTTAGACGATGCTCCTGCTAGGTTCGCAGCTTCTGCTGTAAATCCACACAGTTCACAGGTCTTAGTAGCCATATCTAAATTAACTTCAGGTTCTGGCTGAGGCTCCACATACGAATCTCTACACCACTTACATTCACATGATTCACTTGGCTTCCAAGGGAATAAACCGATTCTAGCCTTACGCAATACATAATCAGGGTTCCCCGGTATATTTGATACGGATGTACCAATATCGTCAGTCACATCACCTTCATTATTGTAGGCTTTTTTATGTCTGTACAGGGTAGTTTTGGGCTGCCACTCATCTACGTACTTCATTGAGTACCCAAGATTGGCTAACTCCACCTTCATTTTATTTCGTTCAGTTATTCCGGTTACCATAGGTTACCTCTAGTTGCTAGTAGTTGGGTTAGAGACTTTGTAAAGAAGTCCAGCACCACGAGTATCGTCTAATTCGAAAACCCCATAGTCACTGGTCATTACAACTTCAGTAGCCCTGAGGGACGCATCTCTTTGTCGCTCAGTCCTAGTGTCTACACTGGTAAGGGCAGCCATTGCACTCTTATCAGCGATTACTCCAATACCATCACCATTGGCATCTTCAGATATATTGCCATCCTCAAAAATACTCACACCGTTAATAGGGCGTAGACCACCCCAGAAGTTCTTCAGTAGGTCTGCCGACCATCCACTTGAGATTTCTGAAGACGTTGCCGATGCTGTAGCAGCTGCAGATGCTGCCAAAGCAGCTACTGCGTTGGGATGATGAAGAATGTAAAGCTGGTTACCAAACTTGCCAGATTTTGCTACAGAAATACACGCTACTATATTGTCTGCTGTAAGTTCTTTGGTTGTTGCACCTAGCTTAACGCCATCGTTCAAGCTGGTATAAAGAGCAATAACGTCTCCGTCTTTCTTTCTTGCCATACCATCACCCAGTTGTCGTCCAATTATGGAAAACACGTTAGGTGCGGATTGTCTGACGAGTTTATCAGTCAGAATAACCTTGGCTCCTACCTCAGATGCGGTAAGGTCAATGGTGGACGTTCCAATGTCTTCCTCGTCTACGATGTCCTGACCATCTACAAGGTCACTCATTGTCATCTGACCAACCTTGGGAACGGTTACCGACTTTGCTCCCTTGGGCAGTTTGAACTGCTCAATTAGTGCCAAAGCTGGTGCGTTATGCTCTTCTGTATATCGAGCAGAACTAATAATTATTCTCTGGGCATTTTCTAGATTGCCCGTTGTGGCTGTTTGTGCCATCTTATTTTACCTTTATCCTAGACCAGCAGCTCTTTTGGCTGCCGATTCTGCTGAAGGTGACCTGTCACCTTGGTTATAGCGTTCTAGCCACCTCTCCTCGTCATTAGATGCAGCAGGTGTGGACTGATTGTCGTTAAACGACTGATTAGGAACCAGTTGTGCCCTTAACTTAGCAATTTCGGTATCCTTATCTCTGTCTGAAGCTATCTGCTTCGCTGCTGCCTCCATAGACTGTGGGTCTCGG